TGTGGTTCGCGCTGCGAATGAGTTGTCCAGTATTGATGTCAACACTGCTGAGGTGCCGCAATGAGCGGTGGGACGGGGCCTGCTCCCAAAGATCCGAGAGAACGCCGCAATACCACGAAGCCGCAGCGGGGCGAGTGGATCGACATCGATGCCACCACTATTGCCAAGCCGGTGCTCCCTGTGGTGCCTCCGTTCAAGCGCCCGTTCGTTCCCTGGCGCTACAAGGCCCGCCAGGTGTGGGCTGCGTGGAGGAATGATCCCGTCACCGGCTACTGGACAGACAGCGACATCGCCTACGCGCTGTCAACACTGGAGCTATACGACGTGGAGGACTGGACCGTCAACGCCGCTGAGATCAGGCTGCGGGAAGACCGCCTGGCTCTCACTCCGAGGGGGAAGCGCGATCTCAGGTTCCGAATCACGTTTGGTCCCGGCAAGGAGGCCACGAAGGACCGTCCGGCACCCGACTCCAACGTCATCAGCATGGACGAGCGCCGCAGAGAACTGGGGCATGGCGCATGAGCACTGTTGACTGGTGGCAGGAGTGGGATGTGGCGCGGTTTGATCCCGTCGAACACCGCCCCGTTGGCGGAATCGCGCTGCGGCAGTGCCCGTTCTGCCACGCGCTCGTGCTCGAAGACTTCGCTGAGGCGCACCAGATGTGGCACGACCAGCAAGACCGGCCGTCATGAGTCTTGACACGTACCCATCCGCGAACGGTAGAGGGGAGGTGACAAGATGGTTACCGCCAGGTTCAGAGTGACTCGGGTGACTCCTCAGGGCTGCACGCAGGAGGAGATCGATTCGGGCGACAAGACTCCTTACGCCTACGAGGTCGAGATGACTCCCGACTACGCAGGTGGACGGAACAAGCAGTGGGCCGAAGCAACGCCGCAGGGCGTCTGCCGGATGCTCATCACGAACCTGTCAGCAGTTGAGGCGTTGCCGCTGGGTTCGCACCAGCACATCACGTTCGAGACTGTTGACGAGTAGGCGGTTGAGCCGAGGAAAAGGGTGTCCGGACCCGGCTCACCCCGCCATCGCGCCGATGAATCCGCTTCTTGTCAAGTATCCAGTCACCTTCCCGACGCTGGGCTGGGAGGTGATCGCGTGGATTGAAAACTATCTTGTCCACGGTCCTGGCGACATTCAGGGTGATCCCATCCGCCTCGATCTCGAAGAGTGCGCGTGGATCTGTTGGGCGTACCGGCTTCAGCCGCAGTTCCTGCCTGACGGCGATCCCAACCCGGCTGCTGGACGGCGACTTGTCCACAGAGGTGTCTACTGCCGCTCGAAGGGGATGCGCAAGAGCGAACTGGGCGGGATGGTGGCGGTCGCGGAGGCGCTTGGCCCTGTCAGGTGTGATGGCTTTGACGCCAGAGGCGAGCCGGTCGGCATACCTGTCACATATCCGTTCGTGCGGATCATCGCCACCGAAGAGGACCAGTCCTCCAACATCTATGACAACGTTACTTACATGTTGGAGCACGGTCAGGTGGCGAACGAGTACATGTTCGACTACGGCCGGTCGATTCAGTCGAGCACGCGAGTGTTCCTGAAGGGGCCTGGTGGCGGCGAGATCGTGCCGAGCACCAGTGGTGACGCTTCGAAGGACGGCGGCAAGGAGAGCCACGTCGCCTCCGACGAGGAACACCTGATGACTTCCAAGAAGCTGCGGAATATGCATCGCACCGTGGCGCGCAACACCGGCAAGCGGATGGAGGCCGATCCGTGGATGGCCAGCTACTCGACGGCGTGGCAGCCGGGTGAGAACTCGGTGATCGAGCAGTCGGCCGAGAAGTACCTTGAGATGGACTACGAGGAAGCTGTCATCAATCATGGCGTCCTCTTCGACCACCGCCAGGGTGAGCCGCCCAAGATCTTTGGCCGCGACGACAGCCTCATCAAAGCTCTCAGGAGTGCTTACGGCCCGTACAAGCGCGATTGGACCGACTTCTCCAAGATCGTCAAGCTGATCCGGGATGCTGAAGACCCGGAGGCCGATGGCTTCCGCTTCTACCTCAACATCCCGCGCGCCGGATCGTCAACGTGGCTGTATCCGAATGAGGTCGAGGCTGTCATGGGTGATGTCGTTCCTGACGACGGCGAGGCGATCTGTCTCGGCTTCGACGGCTCGGAGACTGACGACCACACAGTGTTGATGGGTTGTCGGGAGGACGGCGACCTGTTCTGTCTCGGCTACTGGACCCCGAGCGCAGAGGCGTTCGGCTGGCGGAAAGAAGTGAACGATGTTGTCGATTGGGCATTCGAGAACTTCCGCGTGGTTCGGTTCTACGGTGACCCGCCGTACTGGCAGTCAGAGATGGCCGCATGGGCCAAGGATCACGGCTCGCCTCCCGTCACTCCTTTCTGGACTAACGTCGATAGCAAGATGGCTGTCGCTACTGGTGCGCTTCGATCAGCGATCCGCCGTGAAGACCCGGATGATCGAGTCACGATTGATCCAACTCCGATCAAGACCGACGAGCAGCAGCGCGATGGGAAAACACTGTTGCAATGGCACTTCCAGAACGCACGCACCCGCAAGGTCAAGGTCAAGTTTGATGACAAGACGGAGGAAGCGTGGGTGGTGCGGAAAGAGCGCTCCGGATCACCCCTGAAGATTGACTCAGTTCCGTCAGCAGTGCTTGCACGTAGAGCACGCGATGATGCGCTCAAGGAAGACGAGTTCAGTGAACCCGTCTACGAACGGGCGGCATGGTGATTGACATTTCAGTTACAGTTACAGGCTTGTGAACCCCTGGAAAGAAGGCTCGTGAGATGCCCACCGAGACTGAGCTACGCACACAGTTGGCGAATCTCGGGACCGTCCTGGGCACTCGGGCAAGCGTCGAGAGCAAGCTGGACCGGTACTACGAGGGCGGCACGCCGCTCCCGGACGCTGTTGTCAAGGCGCGCGTGACAAAGGCGTACCGGATGCTGATGGGCGTCTCAGAGGCTCCGTGGGGCAATCTGGTGGTCAACTCGGTCCAGAACCGGCTGGAGGTCACCGGCATCAATAGCGGTGACAAGAGCATTGACGACCAACTGTGGGGTGTGTGGCAGGACAACGGCATGGATGCGGAGTCCAAGCTGGCCCACAACGCCTCCCTGGTGTGCGGTCGTTCGTTCGCTCTCGTCTGGCCGTCCGACGATGAGAGCCAGCAGCCGGAGATTACGCTGGACAACTCCAGCCAGATGGTGATCCGCTACCGCGAGGGCAGCCGCCGTCACCGCGAGGCGGCAATGCGTTTCTGGACCGACGAAGATGACAAGCGTCCTTACGCAAACCTGTACCTGCCGGATGGCATCTACAAGTTCATCGGGCCGAAGCACTCGACCGGGACGAGCGGGGTCCAGTGGGAACGCCGCGATGTGCCTGACGAGGACTGGCCCGTCGAGAACCCATGGGGTGTCGTCACTGCTGTCGAACTGCCGGTCAACCGCCGCCTCAAGCCCGGTGCCTACGGCTACGCACGTGGTGAGTACGCCCACTGCACGAGCCTGATCGACCGCATCAACCTGCTGACCTTCCTCGGCCTGATCGTCGCCTTCTGGCAGGGCTTCCCAGTTCGTGGCGTCATTGGCGACAAGATCATTCGCGACGACGATGGCAAGCCGATCCCGCCGTTCGAACTCGCTGCCGACCAGATCGTGCAGCTTGAGAACCCGAACGCCAAGCTGGCCGACTTCGAGGCGGCTCAGCGCTCGAACCTGAGCGTCTACGAGGAGCTTGACCAACTTGCCACCATTACTGGCACTCCGCGCCACTACTTCCCGCTCCAGCAGGGGATGAGCAATCTCAGCGCCGACGCGATCCGCGCCTCTGAGGGCAGCCTGGTGGCCAAGATCCCCGACCACAAGGCGAGCCTCGGGGAAGGCTGGGAAGAGGTTCTGCGGCTGTCAGGACTGATGCTGGACGAGCCGGTCGAATTGAGCCAGCGTGCCGAGCTTCAGTGGAGCGACCATGAGACGCGCAGCCTGGCCGAGCGCGCCGACGCCGCCGTGAAGCTCAAGGACGTGATCCCGCAGACGGCGATCATCGAGTACGTGCTGAACGCCACCGCCTCGCAGATGGCGCGCTGGCGGCAGGAGCGCGCAGGTGACGTGATGTCAACTCTGCTGGCAGCCGCGAGCCAACCCGCCACTACGCCGACGATCCCGGCAGTGGTCACGAACGGCGCAGGAGCAGCCGCCTGATGCCAACGCTGGCGACTGTCCACCTCCAGACGCAGGCTCGTCTACGAGAGATCGTGGCGGCGGCAATTGCAACGATCTGGCAGGGCCTCGGTTCCTACGACGAGCGCGACGTGGATCGGTTCGTGGAGTTGGCCGTGCCGGTTGTCCTGGCAGGGCAGGTGCAGTCAGTAGCGTTGACAGAGGCGTACATTGTGCGCCGTCTGCAACTGGCTCCCATCGGTCTTGACACAAGCGATCTGACTGGCGCAGCCGTCCGTGGTGGCGTGGCGCTGGAGGAGGTCTACCGCAGGCCGTTCGTGAACGTCTGGACGGCGCTCGGCAAGGACGAGCCGTGGGATGCCGCTGTGGACGCCGGAGAGGCCCGCGCCACGGCATCGGCTGAGATGGACGTGCAGCTAGCCCACAGAGCCTCCTACGGGGCGATCCAGCGCGCTGAGCCACGGATCAAGGGCTACCGGCGCAGAGCCAACGCCGGGGCGTGCTCGTTCTGCCGCCTGGTCAATGGTGCGAAGGTCAAGCGTGCTGACGCTATGCCGCTGCACAATCGCTGTGGCTGTGGCCTCGATCCGATCCTGGCCGACGACTTCACCGTCAGCAGTACTCCGGATGGGGTGGCCATCCATGAGCATGGTGAGCTAGGACCACTGTTGACAGATCCTGCTCATGACTTCACCGGACCATCCGACATCTAGGAGGAACCATGGCCAAGCCCAAGACGCCCGAACGTGACATGAGCGCTCACATCCCGGAGGGGAGCGGCGAAGACGCCGAGCGCGACACGACCGCCAAGACCAACGACCTGGGTGAAGGCATCCACAAGAACTCGAAGACGTTCGGCACCGTCGTGTCGGACTACGAGACGGACGCAGCGGGCCTGACGCCGGAGAAGATGGCCGAGCGCTCAGAGAAGGACAAGAAGTAGGACAACAGTAGTGATCGAGAGACATGAGACTGCGCCGCACGGCGCGAGGAGAAGCCGAATGGCTAGCAACATCATTGACGCCCTTCTCGAACTGGCAGCGTTCGAGGAGGAGAAGTGGGAGGAGCGCCTGGCAGCGATCCCGGCGTTCCACCCGCGCAACGAGAGCGGCGGTGGCTCGGGAGGAGGCTCGGGCGCAGGAGGAGGCGGCGGCAACGGTGGCGACGGCGGTGCTGGCGGAGGATCGGGCGGCGACAACGACGATGACGACGACGATGACACTGGCGGCGACGGTGGTACCAAGACCGTTGACTGGAAGAAGATGGCCCGCAAGCACGAGCGCGAGGCCAAGAAGGAGCGCAAGGAGCGGGAGCGGCTAGAGCGCGAAGCCAGCGAGCGCGCAGCAGCCGATCAGAGCGATCACGAGAAGGCCGTCAGTGACGCACGTGCGGAGGGTGAGCGCGTGGCGAAGGAGGCTGCCGACAAGGAACGTCGCGGCGACAAGCTGGAGAACGCCACGATCAAGCTCGCCGGTCGTGGAGTGAAGATCACCGTCAAGGGTGAAGATGACAAGGATGTTGAGAAGACGGTGAAGTTCGTTGATCCTGACGATGCCTTCGTTCACATCGAGCGGATGATCCGCAATGGCGACATCGATGAAGACGATCTTTTCGAAGACAACGGCAAGATCAAGACAGACGCGCTCACCGAAGCGCTGCAAGATCTGCTCGATGCCAAGCCCCACCTCGTCGCTGGTGCCAGCAATGGTGACAGTGGCTCAGGCTCGTCTACTGGCCGCAAGGTCAGGGGCAGCGCCGATGGTGGGAAGGGATCGGGCGGCAGCAAGGCCGTGACAGAGATGTCAACGGAGGAACACTTCGAGAGGATTCGACAGCATAAGTAGTGTTGTCACTCTCTCGTCGGTAGCACCAGTAGTGAGTCAGGAGTAAGCTGTACCGAACATATGGCAGGCCGCAGGGCTTCGCCGCTCCCGCTGCACAGCGACCAAACCAATCGAGCAATGAGAGGGTTGCTGTGCCGAACGAACTACTCACCCCACAGACCATCGCACGAGTCGGTCTGGCCACGCTCTACAACACGGCTGTCATGGCCGGAGTGGTGTGGCGCGACTTCGATGACGCCTTCACCGGCAAGCAGGGCGACACGATCACGATCCGCCGACCGGCGGTCTTCGAGGCCCGAGACTTCAATCGGGCAGTGGGCATCGAGCTTCAGGACATCGATGAGGACGGCGTTCCGCTGACCCTCGATCACCTGGCCGACGTGTCGTTCCCCGTCACCGCCGAGGAACTGACGCTCAGCATCGATGACTTCTCGGCAAGGCTGTTGACGCCTGCCATGGAGGCCATCGTCCAGAAGGTGGACGCGGCACTCGCTGAGGCGGCCGTCGATGCGGCCAACGGCCCTGGCGGCGGCGGCACCGTCACGATGGACGAGAAGGCGTCCGACGTGATGATCAAGGCGCGCGAGGTGCTGACCACGAACAAGCTGCCCGCCACCCAGCGCTACGGCGTCCTGTCACCGGCAGGCACCAGCGTGGCGCTGAGCGATCCGCTGTTCGTGGAGGCCGACAAGTCCGGTTCCACGGACGCGCTCCGCGAGGCGAGCCTGGGTCGCGTCTTCGGCATCGACACCTACGAGAGCCAGGTCTTCGGGACCGGCCCCGGCGATGTCGGCAGTGCTGACGGCGTGGCCTTCCACCGCAGCGCGATCACGCTGGCGAGCCGTGCGCTCCAGGCCCCGATGGGCGTGGACCCGTCGTCCGTCTCGGTCGAGAACTACCGTGGCCTCACGCTGCGCGTCGTGTTCGACTACGACGTGAAGTACAAGCAGGACATCGTGTCGGTGGACTTCCTCTACGGGACCGCCGCCACCCGTCCCGAGGGCGCGGTCGCACTCGACATGGGCCAGGGTTCCTGAGCAGGCCATCGGCCTAGAAAGGAGCCGTCAGCATGGCTGACTTCATCGCGTTCAACGAGGGCAAGTCAGAACTGGGATCGAACGGGCTTCCGGCGACGTGCTACTTCCTGCTCTCCACCAAGGGTGTTGACGCAGGGACGGCGCACACGGCCGGTGAGACGCTGGCGGCGGCAGATCTCGGTGAGATCTCTGGCACCGGCTATGTCCGCAAGAACCAGGCCGAGCCGACGCCGGTCAACGGTGTCTACAGCTTCGCGCAGATGTCGTGGGACACCGCGTCTGCGACGAACTGGCCGTCCGGGGTGAGGAGCATCGTGCTCGCTACCGGTTCCGGCGCGTCGGGCAAGGCGATCTGTGCGTGGAACCTCCAGGCCGGAGGAGCGCCACGCGACATGTCGGCAGCCAACACCACGGAGAACGTCACGCCGACTCTCAACGTCGGCTGACAGAGAGGAGTACCTGTCGCGAGTGATGATGCAAAGGGTGCGCTTGTAGTCGGCGGTCGGGCTGCGAGCGCATCCGCATCAGAGAGCCGCTGACTGATGGCAGCACCGACTCTCATAGGAACACCAGGCTCGGTCGCCGCTTCGGCTGGCACCGTTGTCTTTCCTACGGTGCTAACGCCGAGCACTGGCTCTGGCTACGCCGCTGGCGATGTGCTGCTGTGCTACACGGCCTCCTGGGGGAGCAGTCTGACAACAGTAGATACACCGGCGAACTGGACGAAGATCCTCGATGTCGCCTCTGGTGTCGGCCGAATGGCGTTGTTCGCCAAGGTGGCGGCGTCAGCATCAGAAGCGGCTCCGAGCGTTTCATGGAATGTTGACCATATTGGCAGCACAGGCGATCCATCGCTTGCGCAAGTTATCGCCCTCAGAGGCGCGGATACACGAAATCTTGCCGCGCTCGCTGATGTAGTCGGTGCTGTCAACTCTCTTGCAGCCACCTTCTCGCAGTCTGCTGGTGGTGCCGGGATCTCGACGGTGGCTGCTGATGATCTGGTGCTGTCGCTCACGGCGCGTGGTGGCAGCGGTTCCCCGACAACACTGACTGCACCGTCAGGGTTCACGCTCAACTCAGCCGGGTTCGGCACTACGTCGGGCACCGACATGACCTTCGGCTGGGCGCGTCAAGCGAAGACTACGCCAGGTGCTGTCGCCTCTCCCGTCTTCGGCTTCAACGGTTCGACAGCAGCCTCGATTGGCGTGATGGTCGCGATCAAGGCGGCACCGGTCGGAATCATCAATAACGACACATGCTCGGGATCGCTCCCACTCTCTGGCTCGGCCGTCGAGTCATGGACAAAGAGCTTCAGCGATGTTCCGGCCGCAGGGACGGTGGCGCTGAGTGGCAGCGTCATCGAGAGCAACGCCATCAGGAAGATCTACAACGATGCTCCTGCGGGTGCGGTGGCGATCACCGGCAGCGCTGTTGACAGCTATGGCCGGGGATACACGGACGCCAGGACAGGTACGCTCGCGCTGTCTGGTACGTGTGTCTCACGACGTATTCGCAGCGATGCTCCGACTGGTGCTCTGGCGCTCACAGGATCAGCGACGAGCATCCATGACGTGCCATCGGCTTACGAGCAGGCGATTCTCGCGACCGCAGGACTCGTGTCGTACTGGCGTTTGGGCGAACCTTCTGGCAACGCGCTCGATTCGAAGGATGGAAATCCAGGCAGTCCAATCGGCGTCTCGCGTGTTGCAGGACTGTTGACTGATGATCCAGATGGCGCGATGCAGTTCGCGGGATCTAGCAACAGTTACGTCAACATTCCTACCAATCTCGCTGCCGATCAAGCGCTGACAGTCGAGTTCTGGTGTCAGCCAACGGCGGTCGATAGAACTGCGACGATCTTCTCCAAGTGGAAGGCACTGATCGCCAGCGGCTGGTCTGTCTCTCATACTGCTGATGGCCGGTGGAAGGCTGAGGTCTACAGTAGCGATGGGTACAGCACGGACATGGGGCCAGTTGGTCCCGTTGCGGCTGTCGGTCAGGTCCAGCATGTTGTCATGACATATGACGTTGCGGCTGGATCGATGAGGCTCTACGTCAATGGTGTTTCGGTCGGATCGCAAAGCCGCACGCCTCCTCCCGTCTACTCGCCATCTGGTCCGAGCACCATTGGCAAGACGAATGCTCTCACAACCTCCGGGTTTGCCGGTGTCATCGATGATGTCGCGTTCTACAACGTCGCTCTGACGCCTGTGCAAGTGCAGGACCACTTCCTGCTTGGCGGCGGGATTGCGGTTGATCGGCCACTGGGCACGATCTCGCTGAGTGGCAGCACTGTTGAGTCAAGTCGTCGCCAGAGCACGAGGGCAGGAACGCTGAAGCTGGCCGGAAGCGTTGTCGAGCGCTGGCTGCGGTACAAGAACGATGCTCCCAGCGGTGCGCTCGGCGTCACCGGCTCCGTTGTCGAGCGGTACGAGCCGCCGAAGGTGTCCGGCACGATTCCGCTGTCAGGCACGGTCAAGGAGAGTTGCAGCCATGTGAGCGCGCCCACTGGCAGCATGGCGCTCTCAGGCGTGATGGTGGAGCGGTACCGGTACTCCGATGCTGCCATTGGCGCTGTCGATGTCATTGGTGTTGTTGAAGAGAACCGCGAGATCTCCGATGTCTGCGCTGGCGTGCTCAAGCTGGTCGGCATTGTGTCGCAAAGCCTTACTGTCAGCAGTGATCCCAGCGGCGCTCTGGTCCTGACCGGCAGAAACTCCGAGTTCGTCGTCATTGATGGCAAGATCTTCTACGACGACTTCTCCTATGGCCTGGTGGAGATCAATGGCCGGACGATAGTCGTAAACGAAGACATCACGCCGGGACGTGGTGGCCGAGTTGTGGAAGGGCTGGAGAACGGTCGGATCGTGACAGGAATAAAGTCAGGGAGACTCGTTGGGAATCTGACAGGAAGAGTGACAATATGAGCCTATACAGCCTGACCGACTACCGGCCGATGCCGCGCTATGACGGCAAGGTGTGGATCGGCGCTCAGGTTCAGGGTGCGACCGATGACGAAGGTCCGTGGAGCACG